TAATTCACAAATTACTTTATGCATATTGTTTTTCCTTTTGATTGATTGATTGATTGATTGTTGCCTTATAATATATTATAATATCACGTTAATCAAAGTTACACGTTAAAAGATTAACTTTGGTCATTTAACAACAGTGCCATCTTTAAATGAATCATTGCTATGCTTCATTACAAGTTCAGAAAAGCCATTGAAATAAAGTTCATTTCCTGGTAAAGTTTGTGAAGTTCCAAAAATATAAGTTTCTTCTCGAGCTGTCCTGCCTTTTCTATCTTTTGAAATGTCCAAACTAAAGTCAAGACATTGATTAAATACTAGAAAAACCTTTCCAGCATCTAACTTAGCATCAGGTCTGTGTACTATAGTAACCCACATTCCTTTTTTGTATTTTTTAATCGTGCTTATTACATCACAAATTTTCCTGCATTTATCTACTATGTTTTTTCTAACATTTCCTGATAATAAAGGCTCTAAGTGCTTCTTGTATCTATTATGATCATTTTTTAATGATCTGATAATTTCGTAGAATTCATCATCACAGATATCTATTCTATGTTCAAATTGGTTGTTGATTATCATTATATCCTTTTTGATTGAATGATTAAATGTACCTTATGGTATATTATATACGGAATTAAATCTTATTTACACGTACACATAACAAGTCTTAACCTATATTTTTAAAATGCTTGTGCCAGTTATACTGTTGCGAAATTAACATAATCAACATCATAAACATGAAAACTTTAATTGTTCCCGGCATGTCTAAAAACATACTAACACTCCCAACAAGCCCATAACCTAAAACACCGCCTAAACTTCCGCTGAACTGTTCAATATACTTAAACATTTCAAAAGTCTTGTCTTCATATTTGTTAATAACATGCAGCTCATAACTAATTCTTAATAAAGGTCCATATAATGCATGGAATAATCCAAGCATAACTTCAATATACAAAAACAAATCTACATCATAGTAATAAATAAACAATGAAAAAAAGTATAGCATGTTCAAAATCATCATAACCTTATATAATGCTTTTAACTTAACACCTTTAAACATATGCACAAACATACCTGCACTCATATACAGCAATAAACTAAAAGATATATAGGCAGTACTCCAATGTATACCTTGCAACTTATGTACAATAGGTACACTCAAAGTCCATGATAATGTATTAAGCAAACTTATCCATGTCTGATCTTTAAGAAAATCATCCATACCTAGAAAATCATCATAAAGACAATCATTAATCATTATTTACTTCCTCCTATTTAATCTAAAGATTAAAATTTAGAATCATTTAACTTGCTTTCAAGCCTTCTAATATCATAAGCAATCTCATTTGATTCTCTTACTTTACCACTCTTCTGAAGCTCTTCACGCTTTTCAATAAGCTCTTTAATCTGTTTTTTGATTCTAACATTCGGTCTTGAAGGTAGTGTTATAAGCCATATTAAACTGTATGCAATAATAGCACAGCATGCGCCTACTATAACTGCAATAATAACTGACTTAATCATTTATCACTCCGGCATGATAAGCTAATACTTCATCGATATCCAATGTCTTCTTATCTCTCGTAACATTCAAATCAACAGTAACACATCTCTCAGCGTTATTTCTCAAAACCCAAGTTAGTTGTTTTCCGTTGCGAGTTGAAACAGGAGAAACCTTCTCATTCATCATGTTAATAAAAGCATTGATCTCTTGAAGAGTCTCTTTCTTCTCATAGGAATTCCATCCACCTTCTCTATAAAACTCACATATATTTGTTGTGTACATTACGTTTTGATCTAACATATTTGTTTTCCTTTTTGATTGATTGATTAAACCTCATGATATATTGTAATATGCACCTACAACTATGGTTTAATATCGTGCACTCAGTTTCTTCTTCTTTAAAGTCTATTTAATAGTTGCTGCATATTAATATAAATTTTAGCTATAAAGAGATTGATATCTTTTAGCTTCAATAAATCCTGGTGTCATATAAGCTAACTTACATCCAATAGTTCTAAAGGCTGCAACATGCCCATCATGCCAGTCTCTTAAAACTTCTTCTTTAATCTTCTCACCGATTACTTTGTTTACTGCTGTATATAACGGTCGAAGACTACCAAAGTCAGAATACTTCTTAGCAACTCTCGCGATATCAACGTCATACTGATATGACGACTCATAGTTTATCTTATCAGAACATGCCTCAACAAAATCTGCTGCAATATTCTCTATCAGCATTCGATTAAAAGAAAAAGTCTCGTAGATAGGTAGCCAAGGATTATCGCTTACATTAAGCTTAATAACTAAATCTTCCATAATATCTCTCTCTTAAATGATTGATTAAATGTACCTTATGGTATATTATAATATGAAATTAATCTTATTTACACTCTTGATTAATGTACAGCTTCACCATGACAGAAACTACTTCTAACAATTCGGCCGTCTGTTGTCTTAAATCTAAAAATACCACCTCTTATGTTGTGAGGACTCCAAAACGTATCAAAAGATACTGGGTATCTAACAATATGCCCTAATGGATGCTTACAAACTAATTCATACTTCTGATCTTCTTTTTCAGAACCAGTTTCGCTGCAAGCAATAGAAAACATAACTGATAACGATAACATATACTTCATAATAATTCTTTCCAAATCAATAACACTCAGACCAATGCTCTCCTGTTTCCTCACCCCAAAATTGTCGAGGAGCTAAGAGCTGACCACTTCCATTATAATCTACACCACACTTACTACAAGTATTGGTAAACTTACCTAATCCTAACCATTTACCACAACACTTAATTTGGGCTGATACCCTGTATGTAAATTTGTTTTCATAATAGCCTAAACTGTAAGGATTGTTTTCTTTCACAATCAGATAGTTTTGAAAACCTAAATCACCTGCTTTAGTCCACTTGCCCCATCCCATATCTTTAAATAACTGTTTACGGTGAGCAATATATGCCATTTCAAAAAACTCAATATCGGAAGAGTAATCAGCACCTTGAACTTCAAAATGACATACACCTTCAACATCATGACTCATGCAAGTTATTCTTTTGGTTCGGGTTACGTTATGAGAAGGTTTATATTTTGCGTTAGACATGTTTGTTTTCCTTTTATATTATTTATAAGTTTCTCTCATGATTCTCATGATAAGCGGATATTTAATTTGATATTCTCCAATCAAATCATGTTTCTTTAAGTCTTCAATAGAAATCGATAAAATCTTGCCCTTTGTTAAATGATAGTCTGAAACGATATCTTCTCCCTCTTCAATCATCTCTTTCATTAACTCATTCATAAAAGAAACATCCTTTTCAGGAGAACCATAATAAACTGGACCCTCATCTCCTTCTCCCTCGAAACATTTATAAAAGCCTCCATCAATCCCAATTGAATCCAAAACAAAGTTCATAATATCTAATCTGCTTTTCATGCTGATCTCCTAAATTAAATGAATGATTAAACGTACCTTATGATATATTATACACCAAATATAATCTTATTTACACACACTCAGACCAATGCTCTCCAGTCTCCTCACCCCATATCTTCAAACATCTCCTTACGCGCAGCAATATAAGATTCATGAAAAACCTCAACACTTTCAGAATAATCTCCTCCATGCACCTCAAAATCACAGATGCCTTCCATACTATGACTCATATAAGATGTTCGCTGATAACGTGTTTTAGTTTGCGCTGGTACAAAATTTATGCTGCTCATTATACTACCTTTTTATTTGTTTGTTTCTTAGTGTTGAGTTGAGGATTATACACATTAATATATTCTATTTCTCTTTGATGAGTTTGTTTCTTACCACGTACAACTTCTATTACTTCATATCTAAAGTTCTCATAACCATATCTTCTCATTTCCTGATATAACAACCACTGCTTATCAGATGTTTTACAACGGGATATATGCTGCTTAAAACGTAACTTTACACTACCAATAACTTTTTGATCTCTTTGAACAGTAATACCAATGTATTTGTTACCTGTTGCAGTATTTGTGAGCCTGTAGATTATATGATTCCTATCAGATCGTTTTTTCCGTTGCATCATATATCCTCCTTATAATATATTATAATACAATAATATTCTTATTTACACATAAAATATTAAAACAGCAACATTAACAAAACAAAAAACTAATCACTTACCCACCAATTCCTCAATACAAAACCTCGTCTCAACTTCACTACCATTCAACACATACCTCTCCACTGTTTCACGATCCCAACCCACACTACGCCACATCATACTCACTCCTCCCTTTTCCCAATTACACTGCACACCATCTAACCAATTACTTAACCTAAAATCCCAACCCGATCCTAACTTAGCACTTATCTTTACAACTACTTTTAAATCTTCTTCTCTTAATCCCTTTATCATGCGAATCTCCTTAATGAATATGCTAAACCTAATCCTAATGCAACACCACATAAGGCACTGCTCGTAGCAATAAATAATCCCATTAACATACTTACTTCGTTCATTCTCATGCCAAACAAGAAATCCCATAAACCTAAAAACCCTAACATTGCAAAAGTTCCTAAATAAGATCCAATCATTACTTCAACTACATCTATCTTATCCATCACTAAACTCTCTTTCTTAAAATGACAATCATTATCAATTACTACACCACACGAAACAACGATGCATGATTAAAAAATACTTGGGTTTCCATCCATAATCCAATCACATACAATCTCTTCTGACATATCATACCCTTCTTCATTAAAGAAATTATGCGCAATCTTAAGCCCTTGCTCAAATGTAATCGGCGCTCGAGCTTGTTCGCTGCCATTATATACTGAAAGCATTCCTTTCAAACAACCATTATGAAGAACAAAATCAAGTCCTGGAACATCATACCGATCATAATTGTCGTAGCAAAAGTAACGTACCTCATTAACTCTACCATTATCAATAGCATCTTCACCTGCATAAACAGCACCTTCAGGCTGCTTCGATACTACAAAATTCGTCCTCACTGCCTCCATAAGCTCATTCCATTGTTTAAGATCAATCTTACTGTCAATTTCGTGAAGCAAGCTATTATTTATTTTAAAAGACATATTGTAAATCCTTTGGTTACTGATTATTATTTATAATATAAAAAGATTAAACTTAATTACACACTTAAATCTACTTACAAAAACGTCGCAAATCCGAAGCCTTTATATCAAACTCATGCTGATTATGCACAACCGTAACATAACTCTCGCTAAACTTCGTTCCAGCTTTCCCCTTATAAATAACTGCCAACTTAGTCCCCGGCTGTATAACATATTGCTTATCACTCAACTTAGGATACCTACAATAAGGATTATCACTATGATTAGTAAGAAACATAGCACCAATACAATGCCCATAAATCTGCGCAACCTTCTTAATCTCTATCATATCACCAATCTTCGTCGTACGAATCGATGCCATCTCATATAACCTTTCTAAAAAAAATCCTTTTGTAAATCAACCGATGGTTTATTATAATAAAAAAGTAATCTTCTTTACACTCCAAAAAACATATCTCTTAACTCCTCCATACTCGGACCATTCACCTCAAACCAACTCCACCTCTTAAGATTCTCTTCTCCAAACCTCACACATATCTGATCGTCTATAGAATCATTAAGATCTAAATCCATCACTAAATACTCTTCTCTACCATCCTTATACTTAAGCTCCACATTACACTCCCTCACATACTTCCTATACTTATTCTTAACTTCTTTCATCTCATTCTTCCTTTATTATTATATCTTTCTTAATCGTTCACAACAAGTGGCCAAAAAGCCACCTGTTTTAATCTTTACACAAAACATGATTAACCTATCACGGCAAATACAAAACTAAAACAGAGATCAACGTCCGGTTTAATTAAGATTCACTACTACCACGGCTGCGACTATGCTGAGCGCTCGCACTGATTTTGATAATCATTATCATTAACACTTTTTTTCAATTCTGTCCCGGGGAAAGTAGTCAAGAAGCTGTGCTACGTGAGACAGAGCAGCTTGAGTATCAGTTGAGTTCATTACAGTTTCGAGGAGCTCATTCCATTGAGTTAAACTTATTTGATTATTCATGTTGTAAATCCTTTGGAAGGTTGTTATAATATATTATAATAGGAGATTAAACAGAGTTACACTTATTAGATAGCTATGAAACGACCTCTATTCTCTTTAGCGTGGAGACGAGTTTCTTCAATCTCTTCATCGCACAGCATATCTACTTCTACGTAGTCAAGGAAGTATTCATCTTGTCCTTTAGGGTGAGTGAGAAGTAGGTGAGCTTTGCCATTATTAGTGCAGTCACGTAGCGACTCAATGTCATTGCGGATACGTTCAGGAAGTTTATGGAGCTCTGAGTCGCAAGTCATGATTAGATTGTAAAATTGAACTTTTGTAATTGTTTCCATTGTGAATCCTTTGGCTGATGGATTGATTGTTGGTGGATTATGGTATATTATAAATAAAATGTTATCTTATTTACACATCGAGAGTTAGTGTAGAGCTGGTCAAAAAGTCGCGACTAGATCTACGCAAGAGTTGATCAAAGCGTTTGCAGCAGTGACGACGACGAAACGTTAGGGTTGTTTGGT